GACCTGCCATTTTTTTAGTTATTTATTGTTTGTTACTGCGGATTTTTAGACTTCGCCCGGAGTCAGGATTTACCGCCCTTATCTTTACTCCGCCCTTAGAGGTCACCTCGGGGGCACGACGCTCACTCATGTTGATGTTCTTCGTCTTACGCATAACATCATCGGTGGCATCGGCAAGACCCTGTTCATAGAAGAACTTGGCAAACCTTTCGGGGTTCATGGCTATCGCCAAAGACCTGTGATATCCCGCCGCATCTTTCATTAAACCATTTTCATCCAAGAACTTATTGATAAAGTTCGATGGAGTTGATTGATTCTTTTTAAGTTCGACGGCATCTCCCGGAGCGAATGTGAACTTCTTGTCGTTTACGCTGAACTCAAAACCTTTGAACTCATTGTTAAACACCTCGTTCGTTTTCTGTGCAAACCAATTCCGTTTGCGCTCATCCTGCTCTTGGATGGTCTTGGCTTGTTGTAGGTACTGCTTGTATTCCTCAATCTCCTCCCTCTCTTCCTTGGAGATATTAGCCGCACTTGACTCAAGTGGCTTTTTGTATACCTCCTTCTGAGTATTAAAGAATTTTTTGGCTTCAGCAATAGCCTTCTTCTTTGCAATCTTTGTCTTCTTGATTTTGGACTCCTCATCAAGGTCCTCGTCGTACCTGTAGTCTTCCATCATCAACTCAACATCCTCCTCGTCAAGTCCCTCCTGTGTTACCAAAAGGTACTCCTTTAGGAGTTGGTCTTGGTCCATTGATTCATAATCTCTACCCAACTTTAGGTAGTCATCATATCCACGACCTGTCTCTTTCCTATACTTCATATAAGCGGCCACATCCTCGGGAATCTCTTCCTGACTTGAGCGCTCCTGCATCAACTCATCAAATGAATTGATTTGCTTATTATACCTCTTTGAAATAAATGAAAGAACGTCTGACTCATTTAATTCACTCTTCGATAATTCCTCATCCTTTACCTCATCAGGCTGAACAGGTGATGACGCTTCTGCTTGCGCTTGCGCTTGTTCCTGTTCATGGTTTTCCACCAATTCACGTTCAAGTTCCTGAACACTCTTGAGTTCATTATCCTCAATTAGTCTTATTTTCAATTCCATTTGATTTGATTTTTAGCAAAGTTATATATACTTTTTTTATCTCGGCTCAAACTCAGAAAGGTCGAAACCATCCAAGGTGTCCTCGTTGGACTCGAAGTTCATAGGTGGCAGGTTGTTCTTTCGTTGATTTATCAACTTAGATTGCTGACTATTTTGAATGCTGATTCTCTTTTCCTTAGCCTTCTCCTTTTCTATTTCTCTCTGATTTACAATCTGTTCCCTTACTCCATGCAGTTGCATGTTGTAGTTGAACTCCTCAGCCATAAGCATACGCTTGAGTTCTGCCTCCTGCTGAATCTTTTGAATCTCAAATGCCACCTCTGCCTGCTTGACCTGCATCTTGGATTGCATCTCAGCCTCAATCTTTTGGAGCGCAACCTGTCCTGCCAACTCCTGACTCTTGAGTTGCTGCTGCGCAATCATGGCCTGCTGCTGCATCTGCATCTTTTCCTCACGCTCCTGCTTCTTGACCCTCTTAACCTTGAGTAACTGATTAGCAAGTTTGATGTTCCTAATCTCACGGATGTCGATTGCATCCTCAAGATTGATGTCTCCCTTGCTAAGGTCTATCTGTATGTTAGCCTCAAGTTGCGCCCTTTGCTCTTCGTCGGGGGAAATCTCAATAAAGATACCAAAGTCGTAAATGTATAGGTCACTAATCTCATTGAGAATAGACACGTTATACTTCCCAATCTTGTTGGCAAAGTCATCCTTAAAGTCTGCGTACTCTAATATGTCAGCAATGCGGTAGGTCATGGCCTCCGATATTGACTTGTAGATGTGAAGCCCCGCATCAAGGATATGCCTTGTGGCTGTATTTGAATTAAGTGCAGCAAGTTTCTGAACGCCAACCAACGAGTGTGGATTTGGTGTAGAGCCGTCCCTCGCCTCGTTAAGACCCGTCACTGCACGGAGCATGTCCATGTAGTGGTTGTAGTTTGCAATAAGCATCTGAGTCTTACTTGCACCTGAATTGGATGTAAGTTGCTGAATTGGAACCCTTGCATTATTGAACTCACCATCCTGCGTGTAACTCCTTCCGATTACGGAACCCGTTTGGAAGTACAGCCTCAGTGCATCCTCGGGGTTATATGCAGCACCCGTCCCCAAGTCAACCTCATTGAGTCCATCAGCATCAATGAATACACCGTCGGGGACAACACGTGATATCACCTGCTGTAGTTTCAGGTGGGTTATCTGAATCAGGTCAGCAAATGGAATCATCCTACGAACCAACGACTCAATGACACCCTTATACATCCTCGGCGCACATGCCACATAGTTAGGTATAGCGTGTTGACTTGCCGACTTTGGTCTGACCATATTCTCAGCCAACTCCCACTTTAATAGTATGTTGGTTCCCATGACCATGATACCCTCATACCAAACGTCGATGGTCTTCTCTAACTTCTCAAACTTCCCCTCCTCCATCATCTCAACAGGAGGATTGAATGTGTCGTCCTTCTCTATAACCCTTGTGCCTCCACCCTCAAGTATCTTCTTCTTATATACAATCTTCTTGGTTGTCTTGTAGTTAAAGTAAAGCAGTGTGCAGGTGTCACGATAGAACATGGTGTCATCGTAGAACTGAGCCACATTAAAGTAGTCATACCAACTCTGACTGTATTGACTTATCTTCTCTAAGTCTTCGTTGGTCAGCGTAGGGTCAATCTTCAAAAGTTCAGTCATCGGGAGTGTCTTAATCTCACCCCAATAAAAGCAGTCCCTAAAGTATGGGTCCTCTGTATAACTATATACAACGTTTGCAGGGTCAACATACGACACCTTTACTCCCGCACCGGGAAGGAACTCATGCTTTGCGATACCTATACCCAATACAGCAAGGTCATAGTCAAGACGCTTCCTTATATCAAAGTAGTTGTTCTCATCAAGCAACGTGTTGATGGCCTCCTCTTCTGCAATCTCAATGGCGGGCTTATAATTTAACTGCATGAACAACGACAACTCGTCATCAGTCTCAGGCAATTCATTCGGGTCCATTACAAATGGATTCGCTCCCGTCTTTTCTTGTATTGTAAGGAGGATATCCTTCGCCGCCATCTGCCCCTCAATCATGTCCTGATACTTATTTCGCTTGGCTTGCGACATCGCATCCTGTGCGTATGCCTTAACCTTGAACAAGCGGTCTGACATTCCATTGACAACAATGTCAACGAACTTTGGAAGTATAGGAACAGGGGTCCAATCCAAGTTTAAGTAGGACAGGTCTCCGTCAATAGCCAATTCGTTCTTGTACTTTTGAGTGGACTGCTCTCCACGTGCATACAAGCGCAGCCTATGGAAGTCTCTCCATTGTCCGTAGTATCTACATGAGTTCCCGTCTCTCCTAAACCACTCGTATTGTATAGCCTGACCAATCTGTAGGCCATACTCGTCGGTCTCCTTTACACTGTCAGGTACAAACTGACTCGGGAATATCGTAGATGATATGCTTATTTCTATTTCTTTCATCTAATTATTTTGCTTGATATTCCATCATTACTATATCTTGCAAAGTTAACGCTAATTTTTGTCTGTTTTTTCTCGGGTTGATACAGGTGCTTTTGGTTTGCCATGATAGCCAACCCCGAACTTATGCAGGCGTCAAACTTTGTCCTATCGTTTATGTCAAACTTAGCCCAATCCTCCAATGTTCGAGTGAATGGCATCGTTCCTATCACGTCAGGCTCACGATATGTACCCGACGTGTCGTACCCAATGTACTTTTCAATGTAGGATTCGATTGCCGATGCGTGTGCTTGCTTAACTTCCTCGGACGAGTTGGGTATCCCGCCAAGTTCACGCTCGGTTTTTGATAATTTTCCATGCTCCCGGTCGGGTCTGTTCATGCAGAACCCACGGTAGCCTCGATTTTTGAAGTGATATAACAGCCTCGGCTTGTTATTCTCTACTAAGATAGGCATACCAAAGAAAACACAGGCCATGAGCACCTCCTCAAAGAATATTTCAGCGGTCTGTGGTCGGGAAATGTACTCCAAAAAGAACTCATTGACAGGGGCGTCGTCCATGTGGTACTTGGTCATGCCATGAAGTGACCCGTTTGACCCCCTCCCCCCAACAACCGCTGATATATCGTAGGAGTCACAGCCAAAAGACCCAAGATGGTCGTTTCCCGGGAACTTAATTCCGTTCTTTTCGTACACCATGTTCTGAAGTTCCTTCTTTGGGAACCAACTTACAAGGAATCTACCCCTTTTGTCCGGCATCCACACCACCTCGGTGTCCTTTATGCCATCCTTCCAATGGAATGAGCCCCTTGTAAGGTAGTGCTCCTTGATTATGGAGTCATTGTAGTCAATCTGTTGGTAGATTTTTGTCAGGTTAAACAGTGCCTGCTTGCTTTCGTCCCTAAAAGCATGGGACACGCTCCTTGGAAACTGACGATAGTACTCGTTCAGGGCGTCAGAGTCACTCTTTAATGACTCAACCTCTGCCTCCCAATAGTCAATGGCACCGTTTTCTATCCATCCACCATCAACTCCACGCACCTTCGTGGTAGGCTTACGCAAAACAGGTCTTCCATATATGTCAATGAACCCCTCCATGTTCCACTCCATGGGTATGAACAGGGCATACAGGCCACTTTTTGTCTGTCCGTTGGCGTTCCGATAGGATACATTAGAGTCCTCATACAAGGACTTGAAGTTATCACCCCCCTTATTGAGTGCGTTAGAGGTTGACCCCATCATGCACTTGCCAATAATCTTGCTCCCCAACCTCAGGCAGGTCTTTGTTACACGCCAATTATTAAGAATGTTGTTGGGCTTGACCCACTTACCACTTTCGTCATGGGCTAAGAACAGTAACTTCTCTCCGTCATAGGAGTTCTCCTCGGTGTTCTTCCAATCTATGGTGGTGTCCAACCCTATGATGTCGCTGCTTGAGATGTCATACATGCTCTTCTTGGTAATCTTAGAGGCGGGAACCCTGAACGCCAACTCCGTCTTGGGCTTGTCCATCCCGTCCATGATTGGACGAAAGAAGAACGGCAACTTGCTATTGATTGGAACGACCTTGTCGGTGAACATCTTCTTGGCATCAGCCCCCGTCTTAGATAATATTCCAACCCTTGCATCTTTTGCAAGTGTTCCGATGTTGACACACTCCGATGAGGCCATAAACGAGAACCCCGAACGGCGAATCTTCAGGTATATCATACCAAAGCAACGAGGGTCTGCACGGCATGCCTCCCAAAAAAGAAAGAAAATCCTGTTTGCCTCACGGTAGTCGGGGTAGCCCACGTCAATGCTTGACCATTGCAGGTACATATAATGAGACCCCGTGATGTAGGTAGGCTCTCCGTTGTTCATAAACCAATACCCGTGGTCCCTGTAGTCGAACTCCTGTTCTATGTAGTCAACCCAAGAGTTCTTAAAGTCGCTTGTCATCTCATTCCAATGAAAAATGGACTGAATCTTTGACAACTCCTTTGGTAGTTCATGCCTCTCCCAATACTGCTCCTCGGGCTTGGAGTGTCTTTGAAGACACTTCTCGGGTCTCAATGGAAGTGCTATGTTCAGGCCATATATGCTGACGACCTCCCCGACTTGGCCCGTCCTTGAAATGACGACCATGTCATGCTCCGCATTGTATCCGTACTCCCAAGACTTACTCTTATTCTTCCTGTTTAGTACGGCGGTTGGTATATAACCATTAAGCGAAACATATAACTCATTATCTTGACCTTCTTTCTGCAAATCCTTGTCGTGTATCTACTTTTTTCGTATCGGCATTAGATGACTCAAGGTTCTCCCTCTCCATCTCAATCTTTGTAAGAATCTCAAAGGCATCGAAGATTGCCAACTTCTTTGTAGCGGCGGCATTCTTGAGCCTGTCGGCAGACAATTCATCCTCAACATCATGCTTAATAATATCCTCCTTGGCAACCTTTATAAGTTGCTCAACGGCCTGATGCCCTGCCTCAATAATCCTCAACTTCACTTCCTTTATGTCCCTCACAATTTGATTGTTATTTGGTGGTCATACACTCTATATAACTTCTCTCCATCAACATCAAACTCATAGTCACTATCGGGAGTAAAGCACACCATATCTCCCGCTGACACACCCTTAGACTTCAGGTAGTCATTAGGGTACCTCATCTCCGCCATCAAGGGCTCATGCGTGAACGGCTTCTTGATATATGATTCAGTGGCAGGAACGGGCTTGACAAAACAGTACCTGTCATAACTATGCCAACTTCCCCCGCTCTTATACATAAAGAACTGCTCTGACTCTATAAAGAACTTGTTGTCCTTAAAGAAACTCTTCCCACTCTTTCTGTTGCCCTTCATGTCATTATAGAACTTGAACACGTTGTGATGAACAAGCAATATGTCGCCCGGCCTTATAGGGCCATCGTATCCCAATGGCGTCTCTATAACCTTGGCGTATCTGTTAGAAAACTTGTGGTCCTCCTCAGATGTGTTGACAATGAACTCTACGCCACCTATGTCCTTGGTGTTGTTGTAACGCCTTTCATTCAAAGGCTCCGCTATAAAATAAAACGGCGACCTCATCAGTAGTTTATATTATACTCGATAGACATTGGTATGGTTGAGTTGAACTCCTTCCATAATGTTACCTCGTTCTTTTCGTTTATCACATATATCTTGACCGACTGATTTGTCTCATCATACTTTATCAGGTGTATCTCATTGCTATCGCCAATCACTTTCTGACCAATGACGTAGTGCATAGCGCCACCCTTATAGTCCGGACCAATGGATATCTTCCTAATATCGTTCATTACCCTACCTTATTTACAGTTAAGATAACAGAAGGAGTTGACGGATGAGGTATTACAACATCTGCTGCCTCATATTGAATAACAATATCAGTTCCTACCCACATAATTTCAAAGTAGTCGTTCTGATTAGCGTCCACAAAGAAATTCCAAGCGGCGACATTATATTGATTACTATTAATAGGAGCCGTGTGCGTATTTGTAGCGGGAACATCAACCTCATTTTTTCTCAGCCAAATGGAAGCCTTCTGTGGTGCTCCACCCGATGTTTTAAATAATTGGGCAGAGAATTGAATATTAAACTTTCCGGGGACAAGCATGGTAATCCTTGTCTTCTTTGAAGAAAGATTATTATTTATTACGATGTCGGGAGATGATATGTCCGTAATCTCATACTCCATTGCAACAGGAGGATTTCCCGGCCCCGCCCAAGTTTGAAGAACATCGCTCCGAAATGCAGCAGCGATTGGCTGTAGGAATATAGAACTACTAACCCATGACGGAGTATTGCCCCCTCCTTGACTAATCAATATATCTCCCGTATTACCACCATCAGCAGAAGGACCAAGTTCAAGTGGCCCATTTGGTAGTTGTATACCAAAGTTTGCAATGACAACGCCAAAGGTACCAAGTGATGCGTCAAAGTTATTTGAAACCGTTCCACTATCAGCAATTAGATTATTTGTAATAGTGACATTCCTTGCCTCAAGACTATTTGAACCTAAGTCTACGTTCTGAGTTGCCCCCGTGTATGGAACGAAATGGTTAGAGGCAAGGTGAGAAACTATGTCTCCAATGGTAAAGTTCTTTGTGGCATCGTTGTTGTCAGCGTCGGTGCCAATCAACTTGTCAGCGTCTGTGACATTTGTATCGTCTGGGTATGTGCTAATCCTTGCCATCTTTATTTTTTTAAGTATTGTTATTGTTGTTGTTATTATAAGTAACCTCGCCTGTCTTAATATTGATGACAGCATTTTCGCCGTACTTTTCAATGAGCATCTTTTCATGTTGCGTAAATACTGACTTGATTTCATCAATATGCTTCAATATGCTTTGCTTCTGCAACTCAGCATCTCCAAGGGCCATCTTAGCCTTTGAAAACTCACCATTCATTTCTTGGATTACCGTCAGTTCTTCGGCGGTGATGTACGTTGTTTTGTTTAATGATTCCATTTTATTATATGTTTTTTTTAATTGAACTTCCAAAGTAATAACCAAATATAGATATGACTATACCCTCGGATATGCCTATTAGGTGTATCCAAAGTTCCTTGTTGTCTTCAGGTACCTGAAGGTATGTGATAGCGTACACAATAAAACAAAATACACCCAACCCTATTACACCCGTCATGTTGAATAGTATGTCAAATTTATTATTCTTTGCTATCTCTATCTCACGATTACGGGCAGACTCCCTGTCACGAACCTCGAGTTCATACATCTCACGCAGGTGGTCATTTAATAGTATCTTATCCTCGGGGCTTATGTCCTCTGATTGGTCAATAAGGTTCCTCACTATTCCCAACACTCCACGCTCGGGTAAGGCGTCGCCAACGACCTCCAATATCTTCGGAGCCTTGGTCTTGAGAAACTGACCAACCTTTGTGTCCTTGAACTTTTTCTTATCCGACATATTCCTCGTATACAGTCTTCCCGTTTTTCTTACTTGCAACTAATACCTGACCCCTCATCCTATTGTCCCTGTATGACACATGCACCCAATCGGGCTCATGCTCATCACCAAACTCCCATATTAGTTGGTCAAACTCGAGGTTGTTCTTTATAAAATAAAACATCTCACTGTTCTTGTTTTGGCACACTATGTCAGCCGCCTCCCCCAAACAATGCTGAGATGTCTTGCTACCGCCAACCTTCTTATTCAACTCAGGGCTCCTGTAACCACTGCTAATCTTTATAGGCTCTCCAATATATTCACGAACAGGCTCAAGCACCCTCTTAG